ATTAGCCATTACCGCTTGCCCCCACCGAAGGCCGAAGGCCCGCCGAGCGCGTTGCCAACCGCCGAAGCCATGCCACCGCCCGAAAAGCTGTCACCGGACTGACCAAAGCCGCCCCCGTCGAAGGCGTCACCGATGAAGCCGCCGATAGGACCACCGCCGAAACCTGCCGTGCCCCCGCTCATGCTGGGGTCAGCGTTGCCGGAATAGTCGCGCATGACGGGCTGGCCCGTGCGAGGGGCAATGCGCCCGCCCTGCTGAGAGGCTTGATAGCGGTTCTTGAGGCCCATCAGCGCCGTGTAGAGGTCAGGATTGGCCTCTTGTAGTGCTGCAAGGCTTTCGTCCATCAGGCCCGCGCTGCTGTAGCCTGTGATCCCGCCGCCGTAGTTCTGAGCCGTGGGGATGTTGACCGGGGCCGTTTGCAGGCCAAGGGCGCTTGCTTGCTGGTTTGCGCCCTGCATTGCCGCCATCTGCTGGCCTGTGAAAGCCGCCTGCTCTGGCCCGTAGTAAGGCACATACCCCAGAGCGTTACGGGCGTTGGCCATGCCTACCGCGTCTTCGCTTGCTTGGTTGATATGCGCGGGCATTGTCACCTTGCTTTCAGATTTCCCGAATAGTCCGCCTGACATTAGATGCCCCTTTCCATGGTTGTGACGACTTCCCGCCAACCGCGTTTCTTGAGAACCCGGCACCAACCGCGCCGCCCGTTCTGCATGAGAGAGGTGCAGCCCTGAGCCTTTGCCCAATCCGCCGCGCTCTTCTCCATTTCTGCCAATTCCCTGCCGTCGCCTGCTGCGTAGAGGATGTGCAGCACCTTGCGCCCCGGCAGATCGTGAATCTGTGTTACCGCGACCGACTGCTGCCCCGGCCAAAGCTGCATTCGCCCTGCCGCGCATTCCGCCGCGATTTCTTCCGGTGTATGGCCCTGCCCGCCGCTCTCTAGCGCCTTCTGAAACAGGTCAGCTAGTCCCGGAGACATTGCCGCTGTCGTCTACTGTCAGCGTCCACCATGTGCCGTTTGGGCTTTGCAGGCGGATGCTGCCGCTCATGTCGTTCTGGCGCGCTTTCTTGACGTTCTCGTCGTCTGCGCGCCGGATTGCTAGATTGCGCTCGTTCTGCGCTTTGTCGCCCGCTGGTAGCCTCATCGCCGCCCCCTCGTCGCGACCTCAAGCCGCTGCACGCCTACGCGGAAGTCGTCGCCCGCCTTGTCCAGCCTCATGCGGACCTGCCGCCCTGTGAAGCGCACCCCCGTAGGAGCGCCGAGGACGTAAGGCCCGTGCGTTGATTCCGGCCCGTTGGGATAGCGCCGCGTCTTAAACGTCGCTGTCACATCGCCTTGGCTCAGTTCATCCGGGTAAAACCGCGATGCTGTGAATGTCTGCTCGCCATTGCCGATGCTATGCGGCCCGGTTTCGATAAACACCGGGTTGCCGTCAGGGATTGCGCCCCGCTCATGCTCGTAAACCGTGTTTCCATCCACCATGAGGGGATAGCTATGCACGCCGCGATCAAGCGCCGCTGTCCGGCTTAGGTTGCCCGTGTACCAAGCGCCCGTCGCGTAGTTAAACACAACGTAGCGGTCGTTATCCGTGGCCTCTGAGGACGTGTAGAACCACCAGACTTCATTGAACTCCGATACCTGCGTTGCGTAAACGTGACTGTCTTTGTAGCGCCCCATGTCGCTGAACACGTAGTCGGACACCTCGCACGGCATATCCGTGACCTGCCCGCCTTGGTAGGCATAGAAGCCGTTTTGACCCATCCACATGACAGAGCCGTTAACCGTAACCGCTGCGTTGCGGCTGATAATCCCGCAGCCGCTGCCGACATGCTCAAACTCGTGCACGATCTGCGGCCCAACATAGGTGCAGACATGCACGTCTACATCGGTATGGATCAGCAAGTCACCGTTGACCGGCGTTGCCGCCATGATGTTGCCAGCGGTTGCCAGCGTGTAGTCACCCGCCTCATTCGTCGCCGTGCTTTCCCATACGGTATAATCTTCCCGGTCGCACCATGCCACGTTGCGCGGATTGCCGCCTGCCCCAAGAGCGAAGAGAAACCGCTGATCCGATACCACCAGCCCCACGTTATCGACCGGGGCCTCTGCAATTGGCGTGGCCTTTGCGTTGGCATCGCCTTCCCAGACAAAAATGCGCCCGTCTAGGTCATGGCAGGCGACAAGGTAATCACCCCAGTTGTCGAGGCTCCACAGGGCCGCAGGCTTAACAAGCGTCGTGGCCGTGTAGTCAGAGCCGTAAGCACCGCGACCGTATGGCCCGACACCGTAGCCCACCGCCTGACGCCCGACCTCGCGACCGCCAACCAGATCAGACGGGGAAACGTCGATCAAGTCGCCTTCGCGGGTGAACACCTCCAGCGCGCCGCCGCTGCCAAGGGCCAGAAAATAGCCCCGGCTGTTAGAAGAGCGCCAAGCGTGCATTGCCCGGACTGTGCCAGCCGTGGTTTCGTCGTCAAACGCCTGCCAGCCGCCTATGGGGCGAATTGTCCCCTCATGCCAGCGCACAAGGCTCGCGTCACGCCAACGGCCCGCAGATTGTAGCTCGGTCCCGTTGCGAAACAGGCCGGGAGGCGGTTCAAACGTGACCAGCATCTTAGGCCCACAGTTCGTCTGCGGTCACATCAGCGGGGCGCGGGTCCATTACCTCGATTGCGTCACTTGCGGCACGGATTGCCTTGATCTCAGCCCAGATGGCCTCTCCGGCCTCCCATGCGGCTGTCTCGGAGTCGGTCCAAGCATCACGGCCCTTGTCAGCCAAGATAGACGCCTGCGCCGTTAGGTTGCGCTGCTTCCACTCAGGGCAGATAGCAACAATCCGGCGATATGCTTCGGCCTTGACGGCTGTGACGTGCGTCTTTGTCGCCCGCGCCTCTTGCTCCCCCGGGGTGCCAAGCACTTCAACGTCAGGGAGATCAACCACAACGCCGCTTCTTAATACTTTAGCCATGGCTCACCCCAAATCCGCGTATTTGTAGACTAAGAACTCGCCGCCAATGAAAACACCGCCGGTGGTGAATAAGCGCAGATGCGTGTTGACCTCGTCCGCTTGGCGATACCCGCCCACAACGCCAGTAGCGATGTTGTCAGCCCGCAGCGATGTCACCACAGTGTACGCAGCCGCATTGCTGGCCCCCATTACTTGGATCTCTGCGTAGTTGTTGGAGAGCCGTCCAAGGTCCAGAGAATCGGAACCTGATGTTCCGGTTGCGTAACTTGTTGCGCCGCTGTCGAATGTTGCCCCACCGTCAGAAGACGTGCGGGCTGAGATGGGGGCGCTGCGTCCGCCGCTGTGGTTCAAGTACCGAGCAAGGATCAGAACGCTTTCCGCGCCCTCCGGTAGTTCGATGTCAACAGCCGTAACGGAACTCGGTATCTCGACCTTGCTGACAAACTCCAGCGGCAGCCGTACAACCGCAGAGCCGCGCCGCGCCCACTCGATGCCGTTGTAGGTCAGCGTAAAACGGTCGCCGTCCACGTTGCCCGTGAAGGTCGCAGAGCCGTCAATATCATTGCCGTTGCCGTCTACAGTGAGGTTTTCCGCAAGCCATGAGCCTGTCGCGTCCTGCACCTCAATTGTATCGCCTGTTTCCGGCGCAGAGGGCAGCGTGAGAGTCCATGCGCCGCCGCTGGTGTCTGCAAGCACCCGGTCACGCGCAACCGCCGTGTATGCGGCTGTTTTGTGGGTCCAGCTTGTCGCTTGGTTTAGGTCCGCGTCGATCTGCTCAAAGTTCGCGTTTAGCTTTTCATCCCACGTATCATCCGAAGCGTCGAATTCCGGCAGCGTGTAGTTGAAATTGTCCGTGTACGTGTCGGCCATTATGCGCCCCTCGCCGGGATGCTGATTGCGCTAGGCCACTGGCCCATACGATCAGACTTGTTCAGGTTTTTGATTGCCGCGCTATACAGTTCCGCCCATGTGTTCGTGCGGGCGTCCTCGGTCAGATACGGGGCAGCGTGGATTAGCGCGCCATAGAGGTAAGCGTCGGGCGCTTCTGTCAGCAGCCAGTTGGTGTCATTCTCGCCATCCAGCGCAGGGATGCGGGCGTGATATTGCAGCGTTGCCGTGTAGCTGGCGTCAGGGCTGGGGAAGACCTCAATCTGCCGCCCTACCTGCGTGAAGTAGCAGGGAACGCCGCTCGCGCTGTCGTTGTCGCGCATCTGGATCATGTCGTCAGTGCTGCGCGCCACCAGCCGCTTGCCGTTGCAGTCTAGCCGAATCGTGCCGAGGTGATCGTCGGGCAGGTCCGTAAAGCGGCTATCAATCGTCAGGTCCGCGCTTGTCACCATCTTGCTGTTACGCACGTCACGGGCAATCTGCGCCTCTGCCAGCGCGATAAAGCTGGGGATAATGCGCATTAGCCCATCGTGGTCGATCCACTGCGCGATAGCTGCCTGCAAGCCGCCGTAGGTTGTTAGGTCCATTATGCGATCCCAGCCATGTTGCGACGTGGTGGCGCTTTCCACTTAACGCCCTTGGGCCTGTCGAGTACGTCGATTGCCATACCACCGAAGGCATCAGCCGCGTGGCTGGACCAATCGTGATCCGGCCCCAGCCCGTAGTCCCCGCGCTTTTCGTCAATCTTCTCGTGATACCAGCCAAGCGCCTCGCGCCCGCCTTCTGTCGTGTCGCGGTTAAAGACAACGCGCGGCATGATCCGCCGAACAGCGCCAACCCGCTTCATTGCGGCACCTGCGCCAATGTTACGGCAAACATCAGTCTGAAAGCCCGCGTCCTTGA